CTCGAGGAGCACCATGTTCCGTAAGAACTTCGACTGGGAGAAGTGGAAACGAGAACACCGCTGGGATGATCTTGCTACCTACAACGCGGAAGTCGCTCGTGGCATCATGCATACGCCTGAGTGGAAGACGAAGATGGCCGAGGAGCAGAAGCTGTTCAACGAGGAGCAATACAAGGACACCACCTGTGCTGATGTTGACTGCAAGCACCCTATGTCGGACCATCCTACCATGCGTGGGGTGATTGCAGACGGTATCACCACAGCGGTTGTACCGTTCTGTAACAGGTGCCAGAGGAACTGTTCTGGTGCCTTCGTCATAGCATGAAAGGAGGTGAGGAATAGTATAGTGTCTGTACTAGTCACTGAGAGGGGTGACAATTGAAGAAGGCCGTCCTGCTACTAACAGTGGCGACGGTGTTGGTGTTGGGAATGGTAGTGTATGTCGGAGGAGCTTCAGCTCAAGAAGACCCACCGGGCAATAATGGCACCGTCAAGATTGACGGTGTCGAGTTCGATGGCCATCCGGATAACCAGCCGCACGTTGGCTGTGTGTTCCAGGTTGACTTCTACGGCTTTGACGAAGGAGACCTGAACGCAACCGTGACGTTCGAGACGCAGCCGCCGACCACTCCGGTGACGACGCTGCTGACCGATACGGTGTTTATCGGTGAGGACGACAACTCGGGCGGTGGGTCAGAAGCTGGCTTGGACGCTGGTGAGACTTACGATCTCACGGCGCTCCTCGCAGGGTTCGAGCCTCACGACATCCAGGGGTTCCATATCAAGCTGACGGTGAATGCGCCAGGCTCGATTGGTGCCGACACGAAGTTCAAGGTGTTCTGGGTGACGGGTTGCGAGACACCTCCGACGACGACGTCAAGTCCGCCGCCGCCACCGGTGACGACTACTACCACTACCACGAGTAGTGTTCCACCACCACCACCGACGACGACAACAACCACAACAACGTCGTCAAGTCCACCTCCGCCAGAGGAGACGTCAACGACAACAGAAGCAGCTCCACCGCCTAACGAGAACACACCACCCAATAAGGGAACGCCTTCGAAGTTGGCGTTCACGGGTTCAGAAACAATCCCGCTTGGGATTGTTGCGTTTCTGATGTTCTTGGTCGGACTGTACTTGGTTCGACGTGGCGCGCTAGCAGCAAACGACGACTAGTCGCTTGCGTCTCGGGCTCTCTCGCAAGAGAGTCTGGGGCGGAGGTGATAAAGATGCCAACAGTAGAGAGCGACCTTCGACGGAAGCTTGAAGACCAAGGCTTCCGCATCACGGGGAAGGCGAATAGTGCAGGCTGGGTTGTGAAGGCCCCTGAGGGAACTGACTTGTCTCTGCTTCTCAACCCGACTGGGATGGTACACATTCACACTGACGGTCTTAGTACTGAGAAGGACAAGATCGTCGCCATCCTAGGCGAGCTCCGGAAGATCGGGTTCGACCCTAACTGGGAAGCCCCGCGCAAGGTGGTACCTGAAGGTCCTTCCTTAGAAGAGCAGACGGGGATGGAAGTTCACGAGAAGCCTAAGCCGAACCCTGATGACCCAGATGACAGATGGGTCACGTACGTAGAGGCAGCAGAGATCGTTGGTCTCAAGGGTGGCTCCGGAGTTGCTCAGCGCGTCAAGGCAGGGAAGCTTCGTGCTGTGAAGATGCCAGCTATGCTGCCAGGCATCGGCGGTGGACAACGACAGACACAGGTCTTCCACGTGAACGTCAAGGAGCTTCTAGCCTCTCAGGACAGCAGAGGCAGACCAGGGCGTCCGAGCACACGTGCTACGGCGGTACGTACTCGGTTCGAGGGCACGGCGGCAGGTCGTTTGTCTCAAGCAACCACACAGGCGAGAGCTGCAATGCGGAAGATCGAGAGAGGTTTCGAGGAGCTTCAAGAGGCATTCAAGGTCATCGATGATGAGTCGACGGGAGCCCTTGAGGAACTCCGAGACGTAAGGGCACGTCAGAAGGACATCGAAGGTCTACTCGAACGCGCAGTTGGCAAACTATGAGAGAGCCCTGGGAGATACAGGAGGTGCTGTACATGAAGATACGTGAGTTCAGAGTTCAAGCCTGGGATCGTTTCGGCACGAAGATCCTAGACTCGAGGCTTAGAGACAGAGTAGCGATGCTTCAGAATCTCGAACATCAAACGAGCCGTACTGACCTTGAAGTGGCCAGCATCAAGATCGACATCAAGATCGTGGACCAGAATGACACATAAGAAATCCACATGAACCTTTCAAAAATGGGTTGCGGTTTCCCCATGGGCTGTGTTATAATCAAAATGAGAGAGGAAGGAGGTGACAAACATCATGGCGCAACTGGAACTGAAGGAGCTCCCGGACGGTCTTTCCGAGGACGACTACGTGAAGCCGGTGAAGCTTGCCAAGGAGCTTACAGAGGCCGAGGGCAAGGACGTGCGTCCGCAGATCGTCTACGGTTACATCCGCAACGGTGGACTCCAGGCCTACACGAAGGGCGGCGAGGGTCGTTTCATCGTCCGTTCCGAGTTCGAGGCCTGGGTGCAGGAGAAGGCCCAGAAGAAGGCTGAGCGCGAGGCCAAGGCTGCGGAGAAGGCAGCCAAGAAGGCCGAGAAGGAGGCCGCTGGCGAGACTGCAGGTGCAGAGGGAGGCACCGAGGAGTACGCCGGCTAAGACCCGATCAACAACATCGCGAGCAGGGGGCTGCGGCTCCCTGCCTCGCTTTGAGGACTGAACGATAGCTGCTACGAACGGTAAGGGATGATCACCCGCCGTTCAGTCCTCAAAGGGAGGCCGGTTGAGCGGACTTCCGAAAGGCTTCGCCACTGGGTCTCGGCTCTTCAGGGGAAGTTGTCGAGATCGGCCAGCCGATTAGGTCGAGATAGGGTACCCGAGGGTGGTTTCGGACAGCCGGTCTCCCACTATCAGGGAGGAGGTAGATTGGAAACAACGGCGGCAGCACTTGCATTCTCTGCAGCACTTGCCGAGGCGATCAAACTAGGCAACTCACTGCAGCAGAACCCGGAACTAGCAGATGCATACGACGACGAGGCGATCGAAGTTGTCCAGAACGGCAACACGATCCACGTCGACATCGCCAACGGTGAACGACAGTTCGTCGTCACCGTCGAGGAAGCGGTCCCGTAATTGTGGATCCCGTTCGCTGTCGTTGGTGTTTTCATTGTCCTGATAGGGATAGTCGGACTCATCAACGGCAGCTGGGGTCCACGTAGTAGTCGGTGAGGGCGGCTTAGTACTGCCGGCTCGAGTAACGGTGTGGAACGACGTTCTCACCGACAACAACTTCATAGTGGCAACCTCTTGTTGGGCGAGCGAAGATGCCCTGGGCGGAAGCGCGGGCAACGTGGGAGCCAACCGGTTCTCCCCTCCGTGAGCCGTCTCTCCCTATAGTGGACGTTGTCCAAGGGTAGCCGTTCCATAAAGGGACGGTCCGAGGCGACGGAGACCATACAGCAGCGCCGCTCTTGCCGGAGTCGTGAGACACCGGAATGGTAGGCAGGCCACTTACCAGGGCCCGATGTGACAGCGGCCGGAGAACAGTAGGGTCTCTGGATCTTCGTTCGTCTGACTGGGGGCTGCCGCCTCCTAGAGAAGGGCCTTCCTCCTCCCCGAGCGGGCCCTTCTCTTTTTGGCCACTTGACTCTCCTTGATATTTCCTAAAGGATGCTATAGAATAGGAATAGAGAGGAGAAGGAGGCAAAGTGGATACGGCCCCTACCGAATCCAAAGCACCACCTGCCATCTGGCTACACGTACGAAAGGTGTACGATGCTATGGAGGCCCAGTCGGCCATGCTCGACGTAAGCCGTCCTGAGGATACCCCTCGTTTGTACGAAGGCTTCACGTCTCACCTGTTCCGGGAGCTTGGCATCGCTGTCCCTAACTACGGACCGGTGCTAGACCTTCTTCGTGAGATGGGTTGCATCACACAGGAGCGCAGAGGTGGAGGGCCTTCACCCAGCGTGTGGAGGCTGTGGAAGAAACCTACCCTCGCTGACTTCGAACTTGCGCACAAGACGATGCCTCAGGTACAAGTCAAGGTGCGTAAGGAGCAGCACGAGGAGCAACGCATTCTCGATCTCCAGAAGCAGCTTGGAGGCATCGACGTACCCCAGGCACTTGTCGAACTTCAGAACCAGATCAACGTCCTGAAGGCAGACCTCAAGGAGCACAAGGAGAATCTACATGGACACACCGAGCCCTACCTCGAACCCCACATGGCATGAGTTCGTACTTGCGAAGATAGACCAAGGCAACGGGGTCTATGTTCTCCTCGATGAGGTTGCAGACCTCTACACCAGAAGGCAGATCAAGGTCTGGGCCGTCAAGTCGGATACCGATGAGATGGGCTTCTACTATGTAATTGACTTCGGTAACGGGAAGCGGGTTTGTGCCTGTGACGGGTTCAGGTACGCTGACCACTGTAAGCACACAGGAAGGGTTCCGGAGAAATGAACATTGACTTCTCGAAGGTCAAAGACAGTCCCATCATCAATGGTCCTCCGCGTTGGAAGATCAACTCTGCCTACGACATGTTCAACCAGAACCACTACTGGCATGGCGAGACGGGTTGGTACGCGATCTCCCAGATGCAGGATCACCACAGGCTCAACGTCTGTCGGTTCTTAGAGGCTCGGGCCGGAGAGATTCAGATGATGTACATCTTCTCGATGCCCGATCCTGGTCGCTTCCTACAAGGTGACCACGCCCTTGAGGAAGCCTATCGTCTGGCAGAGCTCGAAGGAGAAGAGGCAATGGCCATGAAGCCTCGTGAGTGGCTTCATCAAACCCCCCTGTTCAAGCGAATGAGCCTAGGTCTACCCATATGATACAGATCGAAACGGACACTGTTACACTCTATCCGTATCAGCAAGAGGCAGTCGAGCGGATGATTGCCTCTGAATCCTTCTTGCTTGCGGACGAGATGGGACTTGGAAAGACCGTTTGCGCCCTGTGGGAGATCAGAGAACGAGGCCGCACGCAGGGTGTGAACCGAGTTCTCGTTGTCTGTCCCAAGTCTGTCATCTCGGTCTGGGTAGATCATATCAAGTGGTTGCTTCCCGCAGCTCATGTCTTTAGCAGCGTCAAGGCTCTGCATGCTTGGGAGCACGGTATCACCGATGGACACATCAGCTTCGTGGTGACTAACTACGAGCAGGTTCGGATTCACAACAGTGACTACCTCAAGGTGTTCTGGGACTACGTTATTGCGGATGAGGCACACTACCTGAAGAACCGTAAGGCTCTGAGGACACGGGCCACGAAGCGGTTGCGTGCCAAGTACAAGCGTGCCCTTTCGGGAACACCGATGGTGAATAGGCCAGACGAACTCTGGAGCATCTTGAACTGGCTGTACCCTCCTCAGTTCAAGTCCTACTGGAGGTACTTCGAGTACTTTGTTAGGTATGTTCAACTCGTCGGGCCTCACGGATCGTACAAGAAGATTGTCGGTCCGAAGAACACTAGCGAGCTGAAGGAGATCCTGGAACCGTTCATGCTGAGGAGGTTGAAGCGGGATGTCCTCAAGGAGTTGCCGGAGAAGTACTACACTCACCTCAAGGTCGAGATGTCTCCGCAGCAGAGACGTGCTTACGAGGAGATGCGGAAAGAGTCCCTCGCTTGGGTGGGAGCTCACGAAGACGAACCAGTGCCTGCGCCAATGGTTGTCGCCCGCCTCACAAGACTTCGTCAATTCGCTGCGGCGTATGCATTTCGAGATGACGAGGGTAACATGCGGATGGCAGAACCATCCTGCAAACTCGACGCTCTTATGGAGCTTCTGGAGGACACTGAAGAGCCCATTGTAGTGTACAGTCAGTTCAAGCAGATGATCAAGATGGCGGAGGTGCGACTTGCAAAAGCAAAGATCCCGTTCGTCTCGCTCACCGGAGACACACCTAACTCTGAACGAGGTCCTCTGGTCGAAGCCTTTCAGAGTGGGAAGGCTAGGGTTTTCCTGGGGACGACTAAAGCCGGCGGCGTGGGAATTACACTCCACAGGGCCTCGACGGTTGTCTTTTTGGATCGGTCATGGTCTCCGGCTGATAACCTCCAAGCAGAAGACCGACTTCATCGTATTGGTCAAAAGAACGCCGTCCAAGTAATCATCATCCAGAGCGATGCCAAGGTCGACCAAGACGTCGAGAAGAAGCTCCAGCTCAAATGGGAGTGGATAAGGACGATTCTTGGTGGATGAGTACGAACTTGCTTGGGCTGCTGGCTTCTTTGACGGAGAAGGTTCTGTGCACTTTGCAGGTGCGTCGAATTTGTGTTATGTCTCGGTGGGTCAGAAGGATCGTCGTCCTCTCCAAAGGTTTCGAGACGCAGTTGATGTTGGTAACATAAATGGCCCGTACAGTAATGCAAGAGGGTCATGGTACCACTGGTCTGTTGGCGGGCGTAAGGCTGCAAGGGTCTTGAAACTGTTGTGGCCCTACCTGTCTGAGCCAAAACGGGAGAAGGCACAATTGGTGTTGCCGAAGAGACACTACCAGTTTGTAATCGGCTGGACCTTAGAGATGGGAGGGCAGCCTAGACCATGGGATCCGTAAGTGGAGCTGGATTCGAACCATCCTAGGAGGGTAGATGGACGAAGAGCGTGTGAAAGAGATTCGGTTCAAGGCGTCTAGCTACTCATGGAAACACGGCGGCAGCGATCTCGTAAGGTTCATCTTCGAACTCCTAGATGAACGAATCCTCCTGCGGGAGGAGAAGAGTCACCTGAACGACCTGTATGAAGCGCAGACATTGCGCCGTACTGAGGCCGAGGTCAAGAATGAGAAGCTGCGGGAGAAGGTGAAGCTCGGTGCAGAAATCATCGAGGCCAAGGACAAGCACCGGGCCGAGTTGGAGGACGATAACGAGAGGCTGCGGGATCAGCAGCGAAGGCTCGTGGTAGTCATCAACGCGTACGGTGAGGACGAAGGATACACTCCGAGGCGTGTCGCTGATGTTTGGCAATCGCTTCTCGATGACAAGATAGAAGGGCTGAAGGACTAATGGTAGGAGTCATTGAACACGTAAGGCCTCCGAGGTGTTCTGCCTCGGGCCAAGAGGTTGACGCGATGACTGTCTCGGTCACAAAGACTAGGGGCTACTGGTCTAATTGTCCCGAGTGTGGTAAGACACTCTGGCTGAACAAACATTCTTCGAACGAAGTCACGGGCGCTCTCGCCTACACCTTTCCGGAGCACATCGGCAGACAGGAGGAATCATGAGTGCTGACGAGTTGCGTGTGCAGGTTGAGTATTGGAAGGTTCGGGCTGAGAGGGCCGAACCTCGACTGCTCGCAGTAGAGACAGCGGCAAGGAAGTTCTACCGAGCGTGGCTAGAGACAGTATCTCCTGCGACTCGCACGACTGCATTGAACCAAGCCGAAGTGGAGCTCATCGAGGCGTTCAAGGAGACTTGATTTTACCAGAAGGGATGTGATATAATTGTAGTAGACAGAGAAGGGGGCTGCCTTTGGAACTCTTTGCCCAGATACGTCGAGACGAACTACTCGACAAAGCTATCGGGTTTGGGAGGTTACCTATCAGGGAAATGGCTGACTTACTCGGCATAGCTCCCCAACTGATCTACTACCGGATACGGACGAAGAAGCTGACTAAGCGGGCTTGCAACTGTTGTGGGACGGAGGGGTTCATCGACCTGGAGGAGGCATGTGGAGCGTTTCCAGCCCTCGCTGAAGCGGTACAGGAGGAGAAAGAAGCACTCGGCCTCGACATGGACCCCGAAGAGACATAATGACCAATTACTTACCGACACTGGGTTACTCTGTCGGGAGTGCGGTAAGTGGAGGAGGTGGTCGGACCTTGATATCGAGTACGAAGTATACGGGTTAGGTTTCAAACGCATTTGGTCATGTCGATTCTGTGGCAACATGCTACGGGAAGACATGGTACCATGAGCAAGGAGGAAGCATGAAGAAGTTGTTCACAGTACTAGCTATCGCCGGTGCGATGGTGATTCTGTCCACACAAGTTGTCTCAGCTGCAGCGGAGGTGATCTTCGACTACATCCCGAGTCCGCTTCCCGGAAACGTCTCGAGCTACAGTTACGAGTCTTGGGGAGTAGCTGAGGCAGGGGATGGGATCGAGTTCAGTACGAACGGGAACCAGTTGCTCGACAATGCAAAGGTCGTCGTGAGCAGCTGGGCGTGCGAGGAAGGTACAGGATGGGCTGCTGAGAATGCGGTGCTGTGCGTGACTACGCCTGGTTCAACATTCTCGGTCCCGATCACGTTGAACATCTACGACCCCAATGACGACATGTCGTTGGTCGACTCGACAACGCAGATGTTCAACATCTCGTTCCGTCCGAGTACAAACCCCGAATGCCCGGAGACAGTGAATGGTCAGGGGTGGGGGCAGGACTGCTTCTTGGGTCTCGCTGACACGATTCGCTTTGACCTAACGGGCGTCACAGCACCAGATGAGATCGTGTACGGAGTCGCATGGAACACTGCGTCATTCGGATACGATCCGATCGGTAACGGGGCTGAGTGCCAGGCAGTGCAGTACGCTGGCTGCGATTCCAGCTTGCTGAACCTCGGCGTCGAAGGAACGGCTCCTGCAGATGTTGGAACGGATCTGTCACCCAATGGTGCGTTTCAGTACTCGGTCTTCGGATCAGCGTACTGTGATGGTGGCGAGGGCGGCACGGCCGTCTTCCGTTTCGACAACGGATGCTGGACAGGGTTCAACCCACTTGTTCAGTTCAGTAAGTTCGTCGCGGAAGGGGGAGGCGGCGGGGGTGGTGGTGGCGGAGGTCCTCCACCGACTCTGCCTGAGTGCGACATCACCGGAACCAGCGGAGCTGACGTCCTGATCGGTACGACGGACGGTGACGTGATCTGCGCCAAGGCGGGCGATGACATCGTCCGTGGGCGCGGTGGAGACGACATCATCCTTGCCGGTCCAGGCCACGATCGTGTACGGGGTGGCCTGGACAACGACCTCCTGCGAGGCAACGTAGGGAACGACCGGTTGAACGGCGGGCCTGGCTTCGATACCTGTAAGGGTGGAAAGGGTACGGACACGATCAAGAACTGCGAGGCATAGGTTCAGTGGGGGAGCTTCGGCTCCCCCACTACCCTAAGGAGGATAATGTCAACAGATCTTACGCCTCGCGAATTGGAGATCCTAACCCTAGTAGCAGAGGGAGCTACTCGAGCACAGACCGCAGAGCGTCTCCAGATCTCAGAGGCAACGGTTAGGACTCACATGTCCAGAGTCCTACTCAAGCTTGACGCTCACACCCAGGCGCACGCTGTTGCACTAATGATGAGTCGAGGACTTATCAAGCCAGAGGCAGCTCGTCGAACAGTCTGGGGTATTCACGTAGAAGTCTTCAGAAGAAAAGACATGACAAAGCTGTTTGAGTTCACACAGTCGATTCCGGGCTTTCAGCCAATCGTGCTTGATTCAGACGACGCGCTACTCATTACAGGGAAGGAGTACATCCCGTAGTGCTATACGTTTGGGGCTTCGCGGTCTGGCACTTGCAAAGGGAAGGCACCATGATGTGGTGTGGCCGAACAGTCAAGCTGACAAAGACATCATTCGATCCGCCAGCACTAGACGTCCTCATGTGTCAGAAGTGTCTAGCATCTGAGGAGGGGAATACATCGTGAACTGGATCATTCTCGCCTACGGCATCGGGGCCGCCATACTCATCTACCCCGTTACCCAGAGTCTTCACGATCTCTACCGCGAGGACAATTTCATGGACATAGCAATCGCCGTTGCCCTCGGGGGAATAGTTTCACTCTTTTGGCCTGTCTGGCTCACCTTCTACCTCCTCTACCGTCTATCCAAGTACATGTGGAGTAAGGTCAAGACGGAGGAGGAGGAAGAAGATGTCCACAGAGGTAACTGAGTACAGGTTAGGTGCAAAGCCGGACCGTCCAGACCCTCGTGACTACCAGTTCGCAAGTCTCGTGGACCTGCCGAGGGCAAAGATCGTCCGTGCAACTGACCGCAAGCTCTATTCCATGGTGAACAAGGACTTCCGTATCAATCAGGGTAACGAAGGCACCTGTGTTACACACTCGAAGACCAACGTACTACTAGCCGGTCTTTCGACACACCCCGACTATCCGGACTTCCAGACTGAAGAGCTCGCGCACCAGTTCGCTCGCAGGATGTACCTCGAGGCCTCCGGTGACACTACGTACCAGAACGGCATGTACCCACGTGATGCCTGTGCGAAGATGAAGGAATGGGGTCTCATCGACTCCTACTGGAAGGTAGAGCAGGTTGAGGATGTCATCTCCGCGCTACTCACATTCGGACCAGTGACGATAGCGATCCCCTGGTACTCCTCAATGTTCTATGGAGACGATCGACTCGCCAAGGCCTACAGCAACTATTGGATCAAGGTCAACCTGGAGTCAGAGCACGTAGGGTACCACGATATCGCGCTCACAGGTGTCGATCTGGATCCGAACGATGGTGCTCCAGCGTGGCTCCGCGTACAGAACTCGTGGGGCGGATGGGGCCAGAACGGCACTGGCCGCCTAACGGTCGAGAGCTTCCGCCGCCTGAACATCTGGGACAACTGGACCTTCTCCGAGAAGCCCTTCTGATCATGCCTAGTGAGACTGAAAGGTTCTGGGCCAAAGTCAACAAGTCAGAGGACCATTGGCTTTGGACTGGAGCGGTTCAGTCTAACGGGTACGGAACCTTTCACTTTCAGGGTCATCAACATCGTGCACCCAGAATCTCCTTCTATCTGACCCATGGTCATTGGCCTGAACCCCAAGTAGACCATCTCTGCGCCATACGACTGTGTATACGTCCTGATCACCTTGAAGAGGTAACAGCATTTCAGAACATGAGACGTGCCTTTGGTGGAACTGATGCTCACTGCAAGAACGGTCATCCAAGATTTGAAGGCAGTTCGTACAAGGATGGGAGTTGTCGTGAGTGTCATCGTCAGACGTACACTCAATCCCGACAAGGGAAAATCTTGGAGAACACTTGAGATTGTCCCTTGGGCTCCTATAGAATAGAACTAGTAAGGTACACGTTTGCACTAACTTCCCCGCACCGCTTCCGGATATACCTTTGCTCTATAGAGTTCCAGGGGGCGACTCGTTGAAGATTTCGATCCACACGTCCGATAGGACGAACTTCAAACGATGTCGCCAACGATGGGACTTCTCATCCAACATCCGTGGCAACCTCGAACCAAAGAAACCCATCACGCCTCTATGGTTCGGCACCGGTATCCACGAGGCTCTCGCAGCCTACTACGATCCGACGACAGGCGAGATCGAGTACTTCAGAAACGGTCAGGGTATCCTAACCAAGAGTGAAGGAAGGGACCCTGACTACGGGATCTTCGTCTTCGAGAACTTCGTCGGCAGTTGGCTGACTTCTCTGGGAGAGCCTGGCGAAGACCAAATACTCTGGGCCAAAGAGAACCTTGAACTCGGTCTCGGCATGCTTGACAACTATTTCAAGTGGGCTCCGAAGAACGACGACTTCGAAGTCATCTGGGTAGAGAGAGAGTACAAAGTAGGAATCCCCGGCCTGCCCGGGGTTTCTTACTCTTTCCGGTGTGACGGCCTTATCAAGACCAAACACCACACATGGCTTCTCGAGCACAAGACAACCGCACAGTTCCCAGATCAGACAGAGTGGCTGATGATGGACGACCAGTGCGGCTCGTACCTTTGGGGTCTCTCTCAACTAGACCCACCCATCTTCGCCGAAGGGGTGGTGTACAATGAGTTGAAGAAGAAGACACCACAGCCACTCCGTCCTCTGCTTGCAGGTGGTTACAGTATCAATCGCAGTCAGGATACTTCTTTCGACATCGCTCTGACTACACTCCGTAATGAGTACAAGCCGATCCCCAAGAAGTACTGGGACTTCCTTGACTTCCTCAAGTACAAGCCGGACAACTTCATCAAGCGTACTCCCGTTCGACGTAATCGTCGAGAGATAGAACTCCTGGGGGAGATGCTTCGGTATGAAGTTCTTGACATGGTCAACAATCCGGCCATCTATCGTTCACCCTCCCGAGTCAACTGTTCTAGTTGTCCATTTGTCGCTCCATGCATCCTCCGCTGGGAAGGTGGCGACGTTCAATCGATCCTTGGCTACGAGTTCAAGGAACGAGAGTCTTACTACGGGAGTACCTATTCTGATAAGGTGAAGGAGTCGTAGTGAGTGATCCTCAACCAAGTGGTGAGCAGGTGAACGAACACAGTGTAGTTCCTGATTCACCTGTGTCTTTAGGCATTACAGAACAAGAGGCCTCCGAAGCGAAGCGCATCATCGCAGGCCTCCCGGTCACTGCAGTAGCACAACGTAGTGACTTTGCCAAGATGCTCATCTATGGCGTCCCAGGAGTTGGAAAGACGATGCTCGCGGGTTCGTCAGATGAGGTCGAACGGATGCGTCCAGTCCTGTTCATTGACATTGAGGGTGGGACTAAGACGATCCGTGACAAGTACCCCGATGTCGAGGTTCTCCGAGTCAAAGATGAGTTCGATGCCAAGGGCCGATTGATGAAGACGTCTTGGGAGAGACTCCAGGATGTCTACGAGGACATTCGAAAGGGGGTGCTGCCATACAAGACATATGTCATCGATAGTCTGACAGAGGGCCAGAAGATGTCGATGTACTCCGTGATGACACGGACCGTCAAGGGTGATCCAGCCCGCGACCTCGACATCCCAGCACAGCGTGACTGGGGCAAGAGTGGTGAGATGGTGCGTCGAATGGTCCGAGCCTTCCGTGACCTCGACGCGAACGTCATCTTTACAGCCCTTGAGGCCTCTGACAAGGATCAGCAGACGGGGGCAGTTACGATCACGCCGTCACTGCCCGGTAAGTTGCGGTACGAGATATCGGCATTCCTCGACGAAGTACTCTACATGTACACAAAGGTCGAGAAGGATGGAATCATCCGCCGAGTTCTCACACAACCGACAGGCAAGTTCATTGCCAAGGACCGATCGGGTAAGCTTCCTCAGACCATGGACGATCCGTCTATGACTGAGATTGCTGACCTGGTCCTCGATCCAAAGGAGAACTGACTTGGGCATTCCTATCCCCGGCGGTTTCGCCGACGTCGAAGATGCATTTGCTCCTCTCCCGCCTGGTACCTACGACGCTGTCGTGTTCAAGGGCGAGCTGAAGGAAGCAGGAGAGAACGCCAAGAACCCGGGCTCGCAGTACATCGCCTGGGAATTCAACATCCTGAACGAGGGCTTCGAGAAGAGGAAGGCATGGATGAACACCTCTCTCGTTCCGAACGCTCTCCCGATGTTGAAGCGTTTTCTGATCGCGGTCGGCTACGAAGAGGAGGAGCTCAACGCAACCGACTTCGAGATCGACATCGACGAGGTCGTCAGCAAGAACGCTCGGCTTGTTGTCGTCGAGAGCGTCAATCCCAACACGGACGAGAAGACTCACTCCGTGAAGAGGATCCTACCGGCTGGCGCAGTGGCGTCAGAACTGCCGTAGGGAAGACGTAAGAGCGGTATCCGGGCTCGCAGCCTCTCTATCGCTCTTACACGTGAGGGGGTAGGCCCCGGCTTGCCCCCTCACAACCATTTCGGGGAGGATCGTTGGAGCTAGTAGTAATCAGTCCTGAAGTGAATAGCGCTCGCAGTGCTTTCTTCAGGGCCTTATTCGCCAATGAGACAGGGTACGTTTGCTTCGCAACCCGAGTCGGTAAGAGGTTCGAGCAGACGTTCTTCAAGTACCCTGAACAACTCGGCAACATGCTCGAGTTCGTCAATAGGAACTACCATGGCCAGGATGTCTACTTCTGTCCGCAACTCCTGAGGACCCAGAAGCGGGAGAAGTCTTCAGTCAAGGTTGCCACCTGTATCTGGTCTGACCTCGATGAGTGTGATCCATCGAACGTTGATCCTCCTCCCTCTTTTGCACTTCGTACTTCTCCAGGACGATACCAAGGTTTCTGGCTACTAGAAGAACCTGTCAGTCCTGTTGAAGGCGAGGACGGTAGTCATCGCCTAGCACATATGTACAAGAACTTCGGTGTAGACCAGAGTGGTTGGGATTTGACTCAACTGCTGCGAGTGCCTGTAACATACAATCAGAAGTATGCCACTGCAGCGGGGTCCCCTGTTATCGATCTTGACCCTCGTTACATTTCAGGTACCAGGTACCCCTTCTCCGTGTTCCAAGAGATGCCTCAGGTGCCCGGATACGAGTGGACTGACGAACCGATGCCTAACCTCGATGGGCAAGACCCCGATGCTCTCATCGAGAAGTACAAGGACCGACTTGACATTCAAGTTCACGTCCTGTACACGAAGGAACCAATCAACGACTGGTCTGGCTCACTATGGAACTTAGAGTGCCTCCTGATCGAAGCAGGAGTACCAAAGCAAGATGTTTTTGTCATCTGTAACTCCGCAGCTTGTAACAAGTTCAAGCGCGAAGGGCTTGACCCATCCTACCTGTGGAGAGATGTGTGTCGAGCCGATGCCCGCATTGGAGCTCGCCTTCAGGAGGTCACTCGACAGCAACCGTTGCCCGATCTCTTGACGGATAAAGAACGGGAAATTGTCAAAGGATTATCCGATACATTTGTCGAAGACTACATCAACTGGGCCAAGTCGAGAGGGGACGCAGCATGGCAATACCACGAAGCGGGTGCGTTTGTCATCCTCAGTCAATTGCTGTCTGGCGTGGTGAAACTCCCTACTTCGTTCGGGATCATTGTGCCGAACCTGTGGTTCATGATCCTTGCGGATACTACACTGACTCGCAAGTCGACAGCAATGGATATGGCAGTCGAGATGGTACTACAAGTGGATCCGGATGCGGTCTTAGCAACAGACGGATCGCTGGAAGGTTTGATGACAGGTCTAGCAGCACGGCCTAATCGACCCGGTATCTTCTGGCGAGATGAGTTCAGCGGCCTGTTGGAGATGATCCGTAAGAAGGACTACTATGCTGGTATGATTGAGTCGATGACGAAATTGTACGACGGCAAGTACCAGAAACGGATGCTGCGTAAAGAGGTCCTGGAGATCCGGGACCCCATCCTCATCTTCTTCTGCGGTGGCATTCGTACTCGAGTCCTCGCTCTGATGGACATTGAGTACGTCTATTCCGGATTCCTTCCTCGGTTCATCTTCATTGAGGCTGCCTCGAACATCGACAACTATCGACCAATTGGTCCGATGACAGAGCGTCAAGACGATACAAGACAGAAGCTAGTTCAGGACCTATCCCGACTGAGAGAGATGTACACAGCCGACGTGATCGTCAAGATAGGCGAGCAGACTGTAACCACAAAGCGACAGTGGGAAGCAGCTCTCGACGAACCAACGTGGGATCGATACAATGCCTTCGAACAGGCAATGCTCAAGTACGGAACTGAAAGTGGCGCGCCCGAGATCTACACTCCAGTAATGGACCGCCTATCGAAGTCAACTCTCAAGGCCTCAATGCTCCTAGCAGCTTGCCGTCAGGAGCCAGTAGGCAATGTCAAGGTCGAGATGGGTGATCTACTTCGTGCCATCTCGTACTGTGAGCACTGGAGAGTTCATAACCTGGACGTAGCAGCAAACGTCGGGAAGACGTCGAACGAGAAGCAGTTGGATCAGATGTTGACTGCTATCACACGTGAGCCCGGTGTGCCACGTTCCAAGCTGATGCAGAACTACCACCTCACAGCCAGAGAGGCTGACTGGATCCTAGAAACACTGGACCAGAGAGGTACAATCCGAAGGACGAAAAATGGTCGCAGTGAGCGCCTATATCCTGCTCTTATCAAGGGCTAACACAGTCTGGATGGAGCAGGGTGCGTGCCAGAACCAAGATGAGGACGGCAAGATCTTCTTCCCTGATCCGGGAAACAATGCTGTCATGGCGAAGAAGATGTGTGGGCGTTGTCCCGTTAGGGAGAAGTGTCTCGACTGGTCGATAGAGACAAGGCAGATGTACGGAATCTGGGGAGGAGTGTCAGAGAAGAAGCGTCGTCAGATGATGCATCTCCGTTACGGTAGGGCTCCGTACTACACGATTGTAGAGGAGAGTGATGACGAAGACGTCAGCGTTAGTCCTGCTGTCAGGGGGCTTGGATAGCACGACTGCGTTCTACAAGGCAATGTGGGAACGAGACGATGTTCAAGCCATCTCGTTTGACTACGGACAACGTCACACGAAGGAGATTGAGTCAGCAAAGTACTTCACCCTGTTGCATGACGTACCCTGGAACGTTATCGACCTTCGTACTCTAGGAGCACTATTGAAAGGGTCCGCACTGAGTGATCCAAACGTTGTAGTCCCTCAAGGCCACTATGCCAAAGAGACAATGAAGCAGACGATCGTTCCGAACAGGAACTCGATCATGTTGAGCTGCGCTGTCGGAGTCGCTATCGGTCAAGGACTCCAAGAGGTGTGGGCAGCAATGCATGCAGGCGATCATCCTATCTACCCAGACTGTCGTCCTGAGTTCATAAACAAGCTGAACGAACTCGTTCCAATTGCAACTGAAACTGACGTCAAGGTAGTAGCTCCCTTTATTGACTACTCCAAAGACATGATCGTCAGGTTGGGTTCTGACCTAGGTGTCTCTTGGGAGCACACGTGGTCCTGCTACGAAGGTGGGGATGTACACTGTGGCAGGTGTGGCACCTGTGTCGAGCGTCAAGAAGCTTTCCATCTCGCAGGCGTTCAGGACCCAACTGAGTACACTGACAGCGAGTACTGGAAAACAGAGACCGGTGTTGTAACATGATGGAGATCGGCAAGACATTCCAGTTCTCGTCAGGTCATGTTCTGTGGCGAGATGATTGGGACGAAGACATGAATATCAAGGTCTTCGACAAGTGCTCTCGAGCGCACGGTCACAACTACAGTCTCACAGTAGCAATCTCTGGAGACGTAGATGGGGAAACCGGTATGATCATGAACTACTACCAGCTGACGGATATCATCAATGACCGCATCATCGATCTATGGGACCATCGAGTACTCAACGACCTTCAGCCATTTAGCAACGGTGTTCTTCCCACCGCTGAGAACATGGTCCTAGTCGTACTTGATAGGATGAAGGAAGAGTTCAATCAGACGATGTGGCATCCCACACGAATCCATGTCAAGGAGACAGACAAGACGTACGCAGAATGGAGGTTCAGTGATTGAAGAAGAACCTGGTAAGCAGATGATCGAGAAGCCACGATGCGCAGTCTGCGGGCACCGTGAAGACGTACACTTCGAAGGCAAGTGTCTCACGTACGACGACCGTAACGAAGCTGGTACACAGTGTCCGTGCTCCTACTACTCGTCGGTGAAGCCATGACCGAGTACGCCCACTCGTTCGGTGTACTAGACGTGGTCTCGATGTTGAACCGTCGGGACACTGCTTATGTCCTGCCTACACTAGCACACGCCCTCGAGTGGTGGAGAGTCGTTAGGACCGCCGTGAACGAGGAGCACGGCAAGGACTGTGTAACCAATACCAAGACGGCGTGCGTGCTGAGATGCAACCACAGGGCCCTTCGCTTATGGGTCCCGTATGAGCTCGATCCAACTCAACCAATGGACTTCGATAACGCGTTCAAGAGCAACTGCGACTTCGTCAGTCCGTACTTCTATCCAAACGAACTGAAGGCGATGGCATAATGTACAGAGTTACGATTCGTATTTCTGACCTCGTCCTAGTCGATCTCACCAGGGAACAGTTTGAACAGTTTCGCGGCAACGGTATTCAGGGGATGCTTCAGCTACTTGGGTTCTCAGGACCCTGTTCGGCACGAGCCTTCTGTGACTATCCATACTGTGACAAGGTGATTGAGATCAACACAGACGAAGTAATCAAGCCATCTCTGTTCGGTCAAGCCTTACCATACACTGCGGAGGCGATATGAAGACATTCGTACTGAGGCGTAATGAAGACTTCACTGGCATCTCAGGTACCGGAGACGTCGCTGAAGGTGCTGTCTTCAACAGCGGCAAGGTTGTTGTCGCTTGGGATCCAACCATGACCCTTGCAAAGGTAGTCACCGTAGTTGTCTTCGACTCAATTGAAGACGTCGAGAAGCTACACGGGCACGATGGAGCAACGGAGATAGTCTGGACATGAGACTCCTAGAGTTGTACACCACGGTGCAGGGAGAGGGGCCGAACGTCGGGAAGCCAACTACCTTCGTTCGTTTCGCTGGGTGCAACATGAGATGTCCGGGTTGGCCATGTGATACGCCTTATGCAATCTTCCCAGAGATTTGGAGGAAGGAGGCAGAGAACGTTGATCCCAAGGAACTGTTCTTGAGGGTCAAGAGTGAGTCTCCAATGCACGTCTGTATCACCGGAGGCGAGCCCCTCATCCAGAACCGAAGAGAGCTCACGGAGTTCCTTTGGTTCCTACATAGCAACCGGTACACAGTTGACATCTTTACTAATGGTAGCCGGTCACTATACGGCACTGGTCCAGACCCAAGCAAAGAGAAGGTCAACTACTTGATGGACCATGTTACATTCATCATGGACTGGAAGCTTCCTGGAAGCGGAGAGCACCAGTCCTTTTTGGCAGAGCGTCTTTACAACCTAGCACAGTTGCGGCCTAAGGACGCAGTCAAGCTTGTCATCAAGGACGGGAAGGACCTCACGTACGCAGAGGACTACATCGAACGTTGGCATCATAGTTACCGACCTGAAGAACGAATCGATGCCCAAGTGTACGTCGGTGTCGCTTGGGGCGAGATGAAAGAGTCGGACCTCGTATACTGGCTGACCCAGAAAGGGTACAACTGGGTGAAGCTGAATGTGCAGGTCCACAAGTTCATCTTTGACCCGAATGCGAGGCGCATCTGATGGAGTATATCATCCAAGGTCGTCGAAGTGGTAAGACGGCGTATCTCATTGAGAAGTTCCTTGAGGACCCAGAACACTCCGTCATCGTCTGCTTCAACCAGATGGAGGCTAGTCGAATAGTCAGAACTCTGCTTGAACTCAGAGCACCTGAGTTCCAAAAGGAATGGCAGAAGCTACTCCTGAACAATGTCATCACAACTGATAGGGCTGTGCACCTAAGAGGTCGCGATGCAAAGGTCTATGTGGACAATCTCGACTACTGGATTCAGTCCTTCTTTGGCAATGTCCAGGCAGTAACGATGACGGAGGAATAACGGTGGACTGGGTCTCAGCTCCGGAGCTGTTGAGGGACGCTAGTGCTAGAGATGTCCTCAACGGTTGGCACCCACTAGCTGACCTGCCTACTGAACAACAGAAGAGGCTCGATGCAGCCTTCGACAAGAAGCTGGTAGGCAAGATCAAAGCCCGTAAGAAGGAGGTCATCGAGTACCCTTTCCTGTGTGAGTACGAAGGGTGCCTCTACATCATTGAGAGTGGGCACCACCGAGGACAGCACTACCGTAGGCATAAGGAGGGGAAACATGGAGTGTGCGAACTGCGGGCATGATCAGGATGACCACAAGTGGTCCGACGAGCGAAGCGAAACTATCTGTACAGGCGATGGACTGTTTGACGATGGAAGCCCTCAATGCGACTGCGATATGTTCGAAGAGGAAGAGGAAGAGGAAGAGGAGGATGAAGAGTGACCGACGCAGCAGTTGAGGCGGCAGTTGAACAACTCTTGAAGTCACTTGGCTACGACATTGAAGAAGAGCAGCACCTCACAGACACGCCACGTCGTGTAGCCGAGTCGCTAATGGAGTTGACAACTCCTAAGGAATTCAGCTTCACAACCTTCGAGAACAACGACATCGACCAGATGATCATCGTCAAGGATATCCCGTTCTACAGTCTATGTGCACATCACCTTCTGCCGTTCTACGGCAGTGCCCACATCGGGTACCTGCCGAACTCTAGTCTCGCTGGGCTGTCCAAGATCGCTCGGACGGTAAGGTACTTCATGCGAGGTCTGAATCTTCAGGAGGAGATGACCAATGACATCAAGAACTTCCTTGTCGAGCACCTCGAGCCGAAGGGGGTCATTGTTGTCCTTGAGGGTCATCATCTATGTATGGCGGTTAGAGGAGCCCAAACGCCTGATCACCTTACTACGACTTCTGCGCTGGCTGGGGTCTTCTTCGACCCCGAAAAGGGACCCGCAGCACGAAACGAATTCTTCAGTCTAGTCAGGGGGATGAATGGACGCCGCTAACGTACTTCCTCTGAACCTAGGCAAGATGCCTGAGAGCCAGCTCGACCGTAAGTTCCTTCAGGGCATGATCAACCGACTCGCAGTTGGGTATCACAGGTACGGACCTCTTGATCCAAATCGTGCGCAATGGATCAAGACAATCGAACTCCGTCTCGAGGCCTACAAGGAAACAGGCAACATCGACTTCTTGATGGACATAGCCAACTTCGCCATGTTCGAGTGGCGCTTTCCTCAGCACCCAGAAGCACACAGTGATCCGAATGCAAAGTCTCCAGGCATCATCGATGGTATCACTGGAGAGCATCGTCAGGGCTCACGTACCAAACCGGTTACAGCCTACGACCATGAGGGGGATTAGTGAGGGCAGCCGTAATCGCACCGACAGGTCTCTTGAAGAGGTACGCGGCTAGAAGCCGTTACCACCTATGCCTCGCTCATCTGATTCTTCAGGAAGGTCCCTACTTCCAGTTCTACAAGGAAACAGTTGAGCGGGGCGAGTACGTGATCATGGACAACTCAATCATTGAACTGCACGGAGAGCCTATGCCGAGCCACGAGCTCCTGAGGGCAATCGATCTCCTCCATCCAACCGAGTTCGTGTGCCAAGACTTCCCTCGCGATCCAGCTACAACCCACTTTTGGGCAATGAACAAGGGTGAAGAACTGAAGAAGCGGTACCCTGACATGAAGCTGATGGTCGTTCCTCAGTGGGGGCAAGGTAAGGTCTTTGCAGACTGGTGGGCTAGCTTCCTGTGGCTGAAGGAACTACCCTTCATCGACACGATCGGACTGCCGAAGTTCATCCGAGGTGGACGTAGCCTAGCAGCACATCAGATCGAAAGCAATCCTGTTCTTCATCGCGACAAGGAGTTCCACCTTCTAGGTACGTGGGGCAATCCCGTTGAGGTCAGGGATATGACTCGGTACAAGTGGATCCGAGGTGTTGACAGCAAGGCACCAGTTCGCTTTGGCCAGCAAGGGATTGCTCTTCATCCAGAACGTGGTCTCCTAGGAGGGAATGCCCTTCGTGATGCAGTCCCAGCACTTGACTTCAACTACGCAGATGACCCGATGCCTTCGATCACAGATCACAATGTCAGAACTTACCTCACCTGGGCTCGTGGTGAGAAGGATGCGGATGTCCTACAGTTCCCAACACCACCTGAAGAAGGCTTCGAGACAAAGAGCAAGGTCTTCAAGGGGCCGTAAATGGAGAAGGCGCCAGGCGCTAAGTGCGACGAATGCCCATTGAAGGAGATGAAGCATGTTCCCGGAAGCGGACCGAACAGCGCGGCTCTTGCGGTCGTCGGAGAAGCCCCCGGTGCAGGAGAAATCGCAACAGGAGTTCCCTTCTCCGGAGTCTCCGGACAACTCCTCAACAACATCCTCAAGTACCACGGAATCAAACGAGAGGAGACCTATGTCACTAACGTCGTCCTATGTCGCCCCCCAGAAAATAGGACACCAACGGCGAAAGAGATTGGGGCCTGTCACAATCGTCTCATCCAGGAGCTTCGGAATACAGGAGCCAAGAGTGTTCTCGCGTTGGGAGCTACAGCTGCGCAGTCACTTCTTGCCTCACGGACTGCTATTAGTAAGCTACGGACTGAACCAGACTTGGCGTCGCCGTACCTTGGAGCTGGAGTTCATGTCATCCCTACATTCCATCCAGCAGCAGCGCTCCGGGCACCTGACTATTTCCCTTCCATCCTCAAAGATGTCGCAAAGGTCAATGCTGTACAAGTTGTATGGGAACACACTAAATACCAAGTGGTTGAAACCGAAGCGCTAGCCCGTGAGTACCTAAGGAAGCAAGCAGACCAAGCTGCAGGCAATGGTGGCATCATTACCTTCGACGCAGAGCTTGACATCGAAGCAATCAAAGGTGCAGTAGACCTAAAGAACCCAATCTGGCTATGTGCAGGTATCTCATCTCGTCCCGGAGCTGCCGTTGTTTACACCCCATCAGCACTGACTCCGAACTTCTGGGCTCAGCTGAATGACACGTTTGCGAAGGACACCCGTCTTCGCTGGACTTACCAGAACGGTAAGTTCGACATCCAGCCCCTGTGGGGGTCTAGTGTCACGAACGCCCGTGTTGACGAGGACACGATGCTCATGCACTACAGTACGGACGAGAGGAAGGGTACACACGACCTTGAACAGCTGGCCGTTGAGATCCTGGGAGCACCAGCATACAAGACTGACACTCGGAAGTATCTTCCTCGTACTGGTGCGTCTCTTCGCTATCTGCCTCCTGATATTCTGCATCAGTATAATGCTGCTGATGCCGACGTTACTCATCGTCTTGTTGCTCCTCTCAAGGTGGAGATGAAGTCAGACGGTGTCGAACGGCCTTACTACGAGCTTCTGATTCCAGGCAGTGATGTACTTGGAAGGGCAGAGTACCTTGGTACTAAGGTCGACCGAGACCGTCTAGATGAACTAGCCGACGAACTATATGAGGAGTTGTTGCCTAAGCGGAAAGAACTAGAACGGTGGGTGGCGAACCCGAACTCTCCGAAGCAGATCAAGGCAATGTTCGATGACACTTATGACATCGAGACGGAGAGTACAGACAAGGAACACCTACTGGCATTGAAGGAGAAGAACCGTGGAACAGAAATTGCCGAGTTCGTTGACAAACTTCTGGACTATCGTCAGCAAGCCAAGCTCCGTTCCACATACGTTGTCGGACTTGCTAGACGCTTGGTTCGAAGCCGAGTCCATACTACTTTCCTACTACATGGAACAGACACCGGCCGTCTTTCCTCCAGGAATCCAAATCTTCAAAACATTCCATCCGGATCAAAAATTCGTGACCTCTACATCGCTGGTCCGGACAACGTACTACTCAGTGCTGACTATAGTCAAATCGAGTTTCGTCTCGCCGCCATCCTATCTGGAGATGAATGGCTTCTTGACCAGTTTAGGCAAAACAGGTCGTTTCACACGGAAGTGGCCCACAGGTTCTTCGGAGAAGATTATACGGAACTACAGTATCTCCGGGCGAAGGCAGTCAACTTTGGCATCCTATACCTTAGAGGAGCTAAGTCCCTTGCGGATGAGCACAAGTTTCCGCTTGCAGAGGGCTATCGAATGATCCGAGAGTTCTACCATCAGATGCCGAAAGTGAAGGAGTACCAAGATGACATCCACCGCCAGATCCGACATAATGGATACCTTGAATCTTACTTCGGGCGCAAGCGGCGCTTCTGGCTCGTTACAAGAGAGAATTGGCATATGGTATCTAAGGAGGGAGTTGCGTTCCCTACACAGTCTGCAGCTTCTGATCTCAATCTCCAAAGTGCAATCCGTCTTGAACCTCTACTACGTGGTAAGGCAGCTCCGCTTATACCAGTACATGACTCTCTTGTCTTTGAAGCCAGACGACAGTACCTAGAAGAGGTAGCGTACACAGTCCGCGAGGTGATGGAAGACACGCCTGTCAAAGATATCTGTCCAACGCCGATTGAAATCAAAGTCGGACTCAAGTGGGGATCACACCGAGGGAAGTGTCCTGATAGAGTGTGCTACCACCTGAAGGAGTACAAAGGAGGTTTGTATGTCCCAGGTTCCTGAGAGGGGCGGGATGCCTACACCTCACCCACAGGGCGTTCCTATGGTGAACCCTCAGCCGTTACAGTTCCAGACAACAATTACTGGAGCACAGTTTCCAGTGGTCGAAAAGGGTGATGATGAGAACAAGCTGGTCCTGAAGGAGCACGTTGTCCTCTTCCACTCAACGCCAGCAGGAACAGCCATCATGGTTTGGGATATCCCAGCCGCAGAGAAGATCGCCAAGGATGTCTATGCAGCATGCCATCGAATGAAGTCAAACATCATCCTTCCTAATAGTCAAGACGCACGTGGCATAGCAGGAAAGGCACTCGAGGAATACGTCAAGGAACTGGACGAACAGGAAGAGGACGATGCCTAGAGGACAAGCTGCTGAGATAGGAACCGAGAAGGTGTCTCAGAACGGTTACGTGTACGTCAAGACCGAAGTCGGATGGAGACTCAAGCACCACCTCGTTGCCGAAGAAAAGTTGGGGCGCCCGATCGCTTCAGATGAACGCGTGTACTTTAGGGACAAGAATCGTCAGAACTTCAATCCGTCTAATATTGCCATCGAGTTCGTCCAGAAGAACCTTCCTTCCCTCAACTCTCTGAATAAGATCAAGAAGCGCCTGAACAAGATAGAGGAGCAGTACACAGAGGAATTGTCTCAAATACGAGGTGCCATCGAGGTCCTAGAGCAAGAGATTTCTAGCGAGGCTCTAGAGTGATCCTTTGCGATCTAACCTATGTCTGCGTTAGTCTAACCTATGGAGCATCGCTCTCGCAAGGGGTAATGGGGGTAAGGTCTAACAACGGTATAGCTTTGAGTCTAATAGGATTAGACTCGCAACAAAGCGCAACCAGAAAGGGGGTGAACTAGAGTGAATGTCTTCCTACTCCTGGCTCTCATCAGTGCTATCTTTGCCTTCATCACGGAGGTGTCTGACGAGAAGGAAATCCTTCTGTCAGTGGCAGGCTGGCTTATCCTTACGCTCGTCTTCTATCTTGCCTCACTTCTGTTTGGATTTGCCGTCGGGACGAAGCGACAGAACACTCCTTGATTTTGTCAAGTGGTTGCTATAGAATAGGAGAAAGGAGGTGAAACTCAATGGCCAAAGGAACCAAGACAAAGGGCACGAAGAAGCCGAAGCCTGTCAAGCGACCGAAGGGATACTAACATGCCAGCGCTTGCCACACCGTCTATCAAGGCCAAGCTGGAACGCATCGAGATGTTGGCAGCCGACAACTCACGAACGAACAGTATTCACTGGATGTGTACCAACTGCAAAGAGAAGATCTACCGTTCTGGACAAGGCGACAAGACGCCCGAAGACTACCTGTACTGTCCGTTCTGCGGAGCGAGGTTCGAGTGAACGCTCTTTTACTCACCGGTGATGATGACCGAAAGATCATTTTCAACTGGGACAACGTCGTCGCCATCGTAGCACAGTCTAATCGGTACTCTTCAACAACCGCATCTACAGTTCGAGTCCGTGACGGGTCGATCTATGATGTCAAGGAGAAGGTCGAAGACATCATGGAGTTCGTCAAGAGGGAGAGCATGTGATACCAGTCAAGACGAACGCTGAGATGGTGGCCGAATGGCATCGTGTCTTCAATGTTCCCATCCTCGACAAGCCCGACTTCCCAGATGAAGCACGAGTTGTTCTTCGCATCAACCTCGTTGCTGAGGAAGTGAGCGAACTCTTTGCCGCAGTGCGCAACAAGGACATCGTCGAGGTGGCAGATGCGCTTGCCGACTTGTTGTACGTCACTTACGGAATGGCACACGAGTTCGGGATCCCAATTGACGAAGTGTTCGAAGAGGTGCAGTCTTCGAACATGTCGAAGCTCGGCGGAGATGGCAAGCCCATCTACCGTGAGGACGGTAAGGTCCTCAAGGGTCCTAACTTCCGTCCACCAGAGATCGAAGGCGTCCTAGCACTGGGAAAGCTATGAACGGTTACGGCATCCCTGACTACGAGCCGGAACCAGAGTGGGGTCACTCGACTGCATTCCAGAGGTGGAGATGTCGACGCAAGGGTGGACACTTCGGACCGATTCAGAGATTTGTCCTCAGGGGTAATCTCGACATAGTCTCGCTCGTGTGTTCGAATCCGAAGTGCCGAGCATACCTTGGGACACCTCCTATGCACAGAGTGGACAAACCATTGGAGCCTCCTACATCAGCGGACTTTCCTCCACTAGAGCCTCCAAGTCCCGTGGAACCTACATGAGACTGCTGGCTTTGGATCCTGGTGCTACTACAGGGTGGGCTCTCTTTGTCAAGGGGGCTCCTACAGAGCGTTACCGCTCTGGGCAAGTAGGACAAGAGAAGGTCTGGCGTTTACTCGATACGGCTAAGATGGCAACTACGGAGGCAGGTGAGCTTGATACTGACGGCTATGTTGACCTAACAATCATCTGCGAGAGCTTTCAACATCGTCAACTACCGAAGGTCGATCTGTCCCCAGTCGAGGTGATCGGAGTTGTCAAGGAATGGGCTCAGCAGAACAACGTCGAGATTGTCTGGCAGACAGCAGCTCAAGGAAAGGCATTCTGGGACAACAACCGACTAGCTACACTCGACTTGCTGAGGAAGCCTCAGACGACCTGGCGACACGCAAACGATGCGATGCGCCACATACTATGGTATCTCGGCTTCGGCAAAGGCGTACGCATCGGTGAAGCCGAGAACATTATGCCAAAGAAGGGGGTGGTACCAGACCGAGACCGTCCGTAGTTGCCGTGGCCTCAAGTCGAGGTCCAACGACGAAGCGGGGGTGCGTAAATGCAACCGACCTTGCCAAGGTGGCTGCTTGTAGTATTGGCAGCCTTGCTACTAGGGTTCGCATTCGTAGCAGCAGCAAGCAATGCGAGTGCAGCACCAGTGAACAAGGAGCACAAGCAAGAATGCAGCTTCAACGGAATGAACGATCAAGTCGACTGGACGAACAGAGAAGAGTTCCGAACGGGATGGTGTGTAGTTCACAAGTGGTCCATCCCAGGAGGCTTTGCAAAACTAGACAGCGTCTTCACATGCGAGTCCGGATCAAGCTCATGGAACAGATGGGCATACAATCCAAACGGCCATGTTGGTCTTGGTCAGCACGATGAAGACTCATGGCCAGGCCGCGTTAGGACATACAGGCCATCGCATTGGGACCTGCAACCGAGCTGGAAGAACTCAAGAACACAAGTGGTCGTCACCGTGTTCATGGTTCGTGATCAGGGTTGGGGACCATGGAGTTGTGCCTAGGGAGGTGAAATGAAGACCTACCGTGCAGGACGTAGAGGAGCTGCGTTCTCCGAGTTTGGTCCCCTGAAGGAGGCCCGTGTCGACTTTGTCGATCGCATAAAGGCCAAGGGACCTTACAAGTGGAAAAAGAAGAACGCACCTTCGACCGAGTGGTCGCGAGAGATGGGCCAGCCATCTCTGATGCGGAACTTCGACAAGGAAGTTCCTATTCTAGGTGAGGACAATGCCTTCTGGTGTAAGGTTGAGTCCGGAGCGATCTTCGTTCTCGATGTGGGTGAAGCCCATCTAGTTATCCCACCACCCCCATCTGGCATCTCACAGTCGATCACCAAAGCACATCGACTGACCTTCAAAGAGGCAGAGCTAGCTCAGCTCGAGGACGGCATACCGCGTCGTATCATCACGATGGGGTACACTGTCTGCAAGTGGATCAACGGTATCCGAGGGGGTACGGCGTCACAGCACTGTCCAGGGCCTCCTACACCAGCTGGAGGCAATGCTATGGACTGGGTTGCGCAGAAGCAGACCAACAGTGGTTGGGTCGTTGATATCGATCTTACTGACCGCATCGTGCGCAAGCTGGGGAACAACGGATTCCCAGAGGTCCTATGGAGGGGAGTTTCGAACCACTATCCGAACCACGCACACACGTCAGGCAGCCCGAAGCGGAGTGGAACACCGAGCTGCCTATGAACCTCGAAGATTGGGACGGAGGGTGTTCGTGTCAGGACGACCCTGGATGGTGCTGGGGTTGCGGACACGATACTTCTCTGTGCCCTCCGTCCTGTCTTCGTGGGTACCACGGTTGGTGCGCACCCCAGAGAAACCAAAAGTATAGGGACCGGGCGAACTCCTGAGAGGGAAGGAGATACTTGCCGCCCGATCCCTATACGTCTATCCCGAGAACGTCTTCGTCCCGGCCGCTTCTGCCTCAGCACGCTTCTTGTAAGCCCCTGCACTGAGGTTGTCGAACAACTCGTGAGCAAATCCAGCTGCTCCTCCGGCAAGCACACCGGTGAGCACCTGCCCTGCAACGCCCGTCAAACGAGACGACTGCTCAGCTAATGCAGGCACCAATGCAAGGATCGCTGCGCTGAGGTCGATCTGCCAACCGACGCAGTAGATGATGCCGATCAGGAACGCTGCGACGTTCCAGGTCGCTGGCGGCAACGAGTCGTCTCTGTCAATCACGTTCCTAACCAGATCGACTGACTTCGTGACGACTGCTCCCAATGCGAGAACTGCAGCGAGCACTGCTGCGAAGTCCATGTTTCACCTCCTTCCTATAGCACACAAGGTGTAGGTGGAATCGATGGCGGTGGAACGCAAGGTGGGAACGGAACTGGTACCGTAATCAGAACTGTAACTGTCACAGTCGTCCCGGGAGGTGGAGGCGGAGTTGGTATCGGTACGTCTGGGATTAGTACGTCGGCAAGTGTCAGTGCACCGAAGAACTGATTCGACAGTGCCATCGCGGTGGCGATCGACCCTCCTCGATGGATCTGTTCGCAGCTCCTGAATCTATCTCCTACGTCACCGTAGCATTGGTCAAGACCTTTGCCTCCTTTGATAATATCACCAGGACGGTTATCGACTGTAAACAGATGATCGTTGCCAGCATGTCCAGCTAGTGTATCCTCTCCCTTCCCCCCGATCAGTGTATCTTTGCCTCCGTCACCACGGATGGTATCTCTAGCACCTCCACCAGCACTATAGTCACCCGATCCGCGAGTGCAGATAACATCAGGACGGTTACTACCAGGAAGGACATCGCGTTGGGGCGTACCATTGATTGTGCAGTTCGGTGCTAAGGGGGTCGGTGTAGCAGAACTCGTTACTGCGACCAAGCTGACAAGAAGCAATGACCCTACACCTAGTAGTATCAGATACCGTCGCATTCGGGTGGTACCTCCGGAATCACAATAGGTGGCAACGGTGCAACTGGCAACCCCAAGTCTCGGATGATCTGTTCAAGGTAGATCCTGTTCGCTGCTATCGCTTCCAGTTGATGTCTTTCTGTCCTAAGGACCGTACAGGATACTGCCAACTGACTTTCAGCAGACTCCTTGTTGAAAGTGTAAATGATAGTGACGGGTGCGAAGAATGCCCCGAACACCACGACAACTGTCAGAATGAGGACCCAGAGCCTTAGGCGACTAAGTCTTCCGTTCCCACTTACTTGGTTACCAGTACGAAGCCGGAAGAAACTAGGCTCGCTAAGACCGCTGACGTTAGCGTCCCAATCAAAAGGCGTCGGAGCCATTTGATCTCATCTCGTGTCTCCTGACGAAAGTCGATGAATGCTCGAACAAGTTCAGCGAGTGTGTAATCAGCACTGCTCATTAGCCCTCTTCTTGTTCCTCCTTGTCCTTCTTCTCTTTGATCTTGAGCTTCAGACGCTCTTTGTTCTGCTTCAGTTTTTCCTGCCGTTGCTTCTCTTTGTGCGCCCGTTTGGTAATCTCTTCAGCCATCTTGACTGGGTCGTCAGGACGATGTCCGACCTTCTTCTGATGCTCCTTGAAGAGCGCCTCCTTTGATACCTCTGGGTCGATCGAGACAATGTCACCACGGTTATCCGCTTCGATGTCGAGGTCGTGTTCGATTACCAGATCCTCTAGCTGTTCGATCACTCCATCAGGAATAGTTTCATCCTCAGGAATGTAGGCGATGCCGAAGTACCTCAGCGCCTCCCTCACTGGCATGAAGTCTGTCATCGCCCCTCCTATGTCTTGATAATGAAGTGAACCCGAAGATGTCCGTGCTGCTTGTGTCCGCTTGGTGCTCCGGACTCATCGATGGTAATGGGACTACCTCCAACGTCTGTAGTTCCGGCATCCCATGATGTACCATCGAATCTCGATCCACCTGTAAGCGAGTCTTGGTAGATAGATGCTCCGTCTCCATGCTCAACATGCTGGTCCTCATGCATAACGTGAGCTGTTTGTCCGAAGCCTCCTACAAATGGCGACCCAGAACTCCTACGCGAACCCTGGGTGACACCATGTGAGTGTTGGCCCCCGCTGTTAGTAAAGCCCGAGACATTGTGACCGTGGTTAGGACCAGCAGCAAGCTGCCCACCGGTCGTTTTAGCAGTTGTATTAGGGTTGCTGTCTGTATTGATGCTGAGGAAATGGTCATGAGGAGAAGCATTGCCTTGGCTATCTCCGCCACCATCGTCTGAATGGTCCTTTCGCCTCCTCTTGTGGTGGTGCTTATGTCGATGGTCCTTATGTGAACCGTGACCATCGACACGCTCACCTTCGACCTGGTTTTCGTTTTCCCCGGGGCTCTGACCAGTACCTACTCCCTTAGGATGACGACGACGGAAGTCAGGTACCTGGAAGGTTGCACCACTGCCTCCGTACGTATATCCGATCTCAGCGAACAAGGCTGGCTCTGCAGCTGTTGCTACCGACTGACCGTTAGCCCGGAGCCATCCTGACGGAGTATTAGGGCCTGCATGCTTCTTGATGGTACCAGGAGTGTCCGCATCGAACTCATCGCCCTCAACGCCATTCAGGAGCTGACCTGAAGCACTTGGCTGCCACGGGCCCCTGTCGCCCTCACCATCCACAGTCCTGAGTCTGATGAAATGGTTCACGCCCCAGTCAGCTCTAGGAACCAAGTACCTGTAGACTCCATGACCAGCTGTCTTCATATTCTTCTCCACTAGGGTGGAGAAGGCACTACTCTTGGCAACCTGGATCTCGATCTTCTTGATGTCGTTGTTGACGTCCGTTGCATCCTCGGGTGCATCCCAGACGACCCCACGACGCTTCTTTAGGTCGATGTACTTATTGATAGTGACCTGCGGTGGAGTATCAGAAGCAATACTCACGCCCGAGGATGAAGGGAACCAAGTTGTCCAGTCTCCCCTTCGGTTCCAACGGTCGACTGACCTCATCTTGACACGGTACTTGTGACGGCGGTGAACACGACGGAACGTAAACTTACCGGTAGTTGGTCCATCATCTTCGTCGTCGTCCACGTCCTCAATGGTTCCCTTGTCAAGCAGACGCCAAGCTCCTGAACCACCGATCTGCACCTGAGCCTTCCAGACGTAGCGAGCCATGTCATCTTCTTTGTCGCCACCCGGGACATCCCAGTTCTGCACGTTGTCGAATCGTGTACGAGCCTCGTACTTTGTCTCACGGTTCCCGTTGTCCTTGAAGAACGACAAGTCAGTGATGACAGGCGCTGGAGGCTTCGGTAGGGCTTCCTGAATAGGCAGGACTGGATCCGTCCAAGGTGTCCAATCAGACTTCCTGTGGTGCTTGTCTTGGATCCGTGCCCTGCCCTGAACATACCATTGCCTTGGTTTGGGTAGGTCCTTCCAAGCGACATGTGGCTCATCATTATCAGAGTCGAAGACCTCTTTGGCATCGATGCGCTTGGTGTGCTTCACCTGCTTGCTGGGCGGATGCTCTGTGTCAAAGTCGAACTCTTGAGGAACGCCTGCGCCGTTTGTGAACCTCATTTGGAAGATGTACTTGTCAATATCGGCCTGACAGGTATTCGCGGTGAGTGGGTCACATCTCAAGATCGCTCTGAACTCAAGGCGAGTCTTGACCTCATGTGTCCTGACCATGACATGCATGTTGACAGGAGGAGCCGGTTTCTCATCAGGGTCGTATCTCTTGACCCTTTCCTTCTTACCAACTCTACTGACGACGCCGATGATCTCCTTCTTGAGACCAGTTGGCGCAAACTGACTCTGGTCAAGGGTTGTACTCAAGGTGCAGTCCTTTCGTCAAAGTGTACCGTGACCACCTCTACGCCAGTCTGGTCCAAGAAGACCTCCATGGCAATGATCCGATGGACCGAGTTTATCTGAAGGAACCCAGCACTCGCAATGACCGTTGCACGATCTCCGATGTTGAAGTCGAACAGATCAGGTGGTGTTAGAACGACACCGATCTGAGGCTGCCTAGTAGGCGCTTTGTGATTGTTCAATTTCCTTGTGGCCCTCTTTACCATGGTGTTGAAGTGTTTAGTTTCGCCAAAGTCTTCTGCCGTCTGCCGAAGCTTATAGGTCGCTCGTGCACCAGTGTCAACGACAACCGCGATACAGGTTGACTTTTCGGTACCACCACCAATGCCGTGAACTTCGGTAGCAAGTTCTTTTGCATCGCGAAGTACGTATACATTGTTGGCATTCACATCCATCTCGAAGTTGAAGCCTAAGAGGGCACCTCGTTGTGGGTAGTACATGTGGAACACTTTGTTTGGGGCGATGTCGTAGTCAAAGCCATCGTGCATCTCAGACAGCTCGTTGATAGTTTCACCGACGTTCTGGCGTTCCCAGTACCGATACTTCTTCGTCTTCACCTGTCCTGAGTTGGCTTCTGGTCCGCGAGTAACTCCAAGGTTACCATCAGTTAGACCCTGTGTGTAGTTGAGGAGCTGCCAGGCAATGTCGAACTGCTCTACGTCTTCAAAGATTTTGTCCTGGTCGATCAGTCGATGGTAGAACATGCTGAACCAGCCTTCACACTGGCATCGAACCATTAGCGTGTCCGTGCTTACCTCGGTGGTCCATAGGTAACCACCCCAGACAAGGGTGTCATCACGTCTGATTCTGACTTCGCGCTGGCCTTCCGCAAGATTGTTGACCGTCGCTTCTGGTCTCCACATGTCAATACTGAACTCGGCCCAGGGGAGACCGTCGAGTGTGAACCCATAGCGAAGATCATCGAACGGGAGGCTGCTAATGACAACGTTCCCATTCAAGTCGCTGAGTTCCAGTTCGTAGAGGTGTATACCTGCAGGAGGCGTAGGGATGACCGTCTTGAAGGGTGTGATAACGAAGGCACTGTCGGTCTCTGTAGCCGTAGATACAATGAACAGTTTCGTCTTGGCCACAGAGAAGGCTGTGTCCGTTTCGGTTACTAGTCCAATTGCCTTCGTTCGCATTGGGACGATCGGAAATGCCGTGTCTGTCTCGACTACAAGTTTGAGTCCGGCGAGCTGCAGCGCTTCGTTCGTCTCGGTCGCTAGACCCAAGACGACGGTATGGCCAGGTTGAGTAGAAAAAGCTGTATTCGTTTCCGTTGCCATACCCAGTATGACAACAGTGACTTGAGTCAGCTGAGGATGGTAGTAGAATGCTCGTTTCCGTATGGCCCTACCTGGACGTGGCATCTACCACCTCGATGCTCTGTGGAGCGCTTTCGGTTTCACTACGTGAGTGGTAGGAGGTATGACCTCGTAGAAAGACATGTAGGCAGCACCTACGAAAGCTCCGGTCGGACTCGCACGGTTGATGATGTTGCCTGTAGTTCCGATACCAGTGACGACGTCGAAAATCTTGTATGCGACTGACAGTACTAGATCGCTTCCTGCTATATTTCGCCACTGTGCCGCAGAAGCAGGATTCAGCCACCCCGAAGATTGAAGGACAAACGTATGCAGAAAGTCTCGGTGCCATTCTGTAAGGGCAATAGTCTGGTACCTTCGAGTGGTCTGAGCGGGGAAGAGACAGTCACCATTTGCATCATCATCGATGAAGGTGAAGGTCTCACTTTCAGCTGCCCACCCTATTGACTGAATCGAGGGACGGAAAACAAACATAGCACCGATGATAGTGTCTGCTGAGCCTCGGTTTGAATCAAGAATAAGATCTGACGATGAAGGCATGAAGAACGTCTGAGAACTACCAGGGGCAAAACTAATTGCATCAATGAAGTGCTCTTCGCTAGTGGCCGGTGAGGTTACGACAGCCCTCACAGAGGCGTACTCTGCCTGAGCAGGTGCTACAGCTGTAATGAAGGCCTTTGTGTAGCTGCCTGACACATCGGTAATTCCACTACCGGTATCTAGGGACATAAAGATTCCGTCGGCATCATACCACGCAATTGCAGCAGCACAAGTGCGACCTGTCACCGCAGTACGAAAGTGGATGATTCCAGTGTATGTACGACCTTCCTTGACTCGGACGCCCGATAACCCCTCAAGCGTTGCTGCATCCATTTCGCCAAGTCCACCGTCAGTACAGGTCAGACGAAGGACGTTCGCCCCATTCACAGCGAGACCATCTGCGACTCTCGCAATGGTAGAGTTGAACTGTGCGATCCAACCAGTCGTATCAGTCTCAAGGCTAGCCTGATTTGCTGTGAGCCAGTTACCGCGCCATGTCCCATCGAAGGTACATGCCCAGCGTTGCAGTGTGCACCCGGAGCCTATAACCTGATCTCCGATGACGTCCCATTCCTGGCCGCCGCCATTTTCAATTGCCCAGCTAACAAGGCCAGTCGCTTCTCGAAAGAGACCCATCATCATAACGAGATCACCGACGAGCATCGATGCAGGAGGAGTCAGGGTAACAGTTTCCGCGCTCAAGGAACCATTGTCTGAGGGGTTCACTGTATGACCAAAGAACGCCGTTTGCCCTGGCGGTGCTGGTACGACTCCTGCGACCGTCCACTCGAAATACTTGATCGTGCCGGTGCCATCACCGCCACCACCATCGTTGATGAAGACGGCCATGACGAGCGCACCGCCATGAGCAGCCGAGTGCTGGAACACATTGCTAGTAATCGTATCGATCGACACTGCGTCATACACCTGCACGTCGACTCCGTACGCTGCGCCATCCATGCTCTTGTCGTAGTGGAGGTCGAGGTTTGTGAGGTCGCAGTAGGCGGCATGGATGTCAACATCCCAGACAGCGATGGTCGCGGTCGGAGCGCCCGACCCCGCTCGGTTGTTCGGAATACTGACACCTGAGATCTGGCGCTCGGCCTGAAGCGTACCGCCGATGATCCGACGCTCCCACATGAGGTTGCTGCGTCGGTAGAACGCGACGATGACTTCAGTGCCACCGTCGTCGAAGTAGTACGCCTGCGGGACCGCCTTCTCCGAAGGAGCCGTTCCGGTCGCATTGAATTGCGTCCTACCAGAGAGCGAGCCACCCATCGTAAGCGTTTTGTAGTAGAGCAGGTCGTTCGTGTCGTCGTGGTAGATGATGTACGCGAGGTCGCTTGCGCCTATCACCACGATGGCCGACGACCAGTACACGGACGCGGTCGTGTCGAGGATGGTCTCAGCGGACCACGTACCGCCGGTGTCGCGCACGCGGTACCCTTGTCGGGTGAAGCCGCCCGACGGATCGGTCGAGTACGTGCAGACGATCGAGCCGTCCGAGCGAACGCCGAGCGAGACGTCCTGGTCAGTCGGGTTCACCGACGCCGTGTGGATCACCTGGGACACGATGCCCCAGGTATCTGGTGACCCGTGGTCGGACATTCTGAACGTGTGGTACCTGACGGTGCCGCTCCCGGTGAAAGAAGCGATATGCAGCGTGTTCCCGACCTGATCAATGTCACAACCCTCGAAGTCGTCATTGAGCGGTGCGTTAGCAGCGTCCATGATGGCCCACTGCTTGCCCCCGTCTGTAGACTTGAGCATCGCCATCTCATCTGCGACACCCGCCGTGCCATACTCCCCGAGGTAATACAGATTGCCGTTCGTGTCCTTGAACGGTCCCAGGCGTTTCGGGGTCTCAACCATAGACCCGCCGATGAGCCCATCGGGCACATTCAGCGTGATGAGCGGAATCACGTACGTCCCTGCGAACACAGTTCCGCCTGATTCGACAATCCGGTACTCGAACGTGTCACCATCTGCATTGCGGCCACGTGTCGTACCGTTGTTGTGCATCACGCGTATCCGGATAGTCCACTCGTACTCAGTGTGGTTGTTGTTGATCGTAACTGCCGGCGTAAGGTTATCTTCGAGTCCGACCCCAGCAGTGAACGCTAATCCAGATCCAACGAGCAAGTTGGTCGTGGCATCGTCGTTCGCGAACTGCGCCGACAGAACGATCTCGGTCGTATCGATCGATGCCGGCGGGACAGCCGCATTGACCGGCACATCGGTCCAGGTCCCGGCATTCCGGCGATACTGAAGCTTGAACGTCTTCGAGCCTTCGTTTATTGTCGATGCAACTTCGAACCTGATACGGAAGATCTTCTCGGCGTCAATAGTTACATTAGCATCAAGGGCTCCTGCCCAGCCAGCATCAACGTTCAGACCTTGAGTGTCGTCTGAACGTACCCGAAAGTGAGGTTGGTCAAGAGCCATAGTAGTTCCTTACATCACCCGTCGAACAGCTTCGTATTGGAGGTGTTGTAGATGGCAGGGTCGCCTGCGACTAGCTCAACCACCCACAAGGCCGCGCCGATGTTATAATCCCTATCCACGTTGATGGTCCGACGAATCGGCTTACACTTGATCCGCCGATCGGAACCAGTTCCCAATCGGTAGTCCAAGTCTAAGTCGGTACCCTGATTATCGAACGCTGCCCGCCAGGAGTTGATGAGCGCCTCTAGATCGTTCGGACTTCCGCTAGTTGGAATAACGTCACCATTGATGATGACATGGCGTTCTTCATAGAATAATGCGAACGTGAAGGATCCGTCTTGAGCAACCTTCGGACGAATGTCTGCTTTCGAGTCAGGAGGCTCCAACCCCTCAATCGAGAGCACACCAATCTGAAGGTTAGCCCCGAAGACGAGACCGTTATACGAAAGCTCCCAAGGGTTTAGTGGCATCTTACATCCATTGTGCCGACCTTATAGCCCAATCTACCTCTCGCGTCAGATCCTTAGCGTTCAGGTTCGCCTTTTGAGGAGAAACGTTGACGGTGACGTTGAGAGGACCTGGTCCACCTGTGTTGCCACCACCCGTGTTGCCACCACCTCCGCTGCCACCTCCACGAACCTCTGAAGGAGTAGTGACACCCAGATTAGGCATAGCGTTGGCAGCCGCGTTGAAGGCCTGTTGTGCTCCAGCCGCAGCAGCTATCTTCTGAGCCATGTCTGCCATCTTCTCTGCTAACGCTTGAGCAGGCGATATCATGTTCCTGAGGGGTCCGAGACCGCCATTCAAGGCACGGTTCAGTGCTCGCTGTGCGCCAGCAGCAGCATCAATTTTGATAGCCATGTCTGCTGCTCTTTCTGCTGCTGCTTCTTCAGGTGTTGCCAGATTCCTGAGTACGCCAAGATGATCACCTTGTAGTCTATTCAGGATCTTTATAGCACCATTTAGATCACCCACGGCTGCTAGGTTCAGAACCTGCTTCAGGGTCAGTGCGCTTACTCTACCTCGGAGAATCTCGACCCCCCTAGCCTCCCGCATTAGCACCTCTATCTGCTTCCTATTGAGGTCAGTGTTCCATTTCAAAGTCAGACCAAATGTTCGTAGTTTGTCATCTCCTTCAGCTATCCCGTCAGCCCAGTCAAACAGGTTCTGTCGCTGTCGTTCCTGCTGCCTTCCGAGTCGGTCGAAGGAATCGTCGATACCCTGCATCTCGCCCTTCCACCGAGCGTACTCGGGGAACTCCCAAAACTTGAGGCGGTCCCAGAAGGAGAGCTCCTGAAGTCGGTTGTTGAGCGTATTGAATCGCTCTGTCGCTTTGGTTATCGCTTGCTCACTTCCAGTCTTCATCATCTGGAAGAACGCCTCGCCCTTCGCTCGTCCCTCACGGAAGGCGTTCGCGACTTCGAGTATACCAAGCGCGAGTGCTACCCAACCGAGCCTCCTGAGTACCGTCCCCAGACCAGACATAACACCCTTGAAGGTGAGGGCTGCAGTCCCTACTGTCTGGAAACCGACAACAAGGTTGAGAAGGCGAGCACCAACGTTGACAGCAAGCGTCCTACCGAGAGTCACGAGGGCAACAGTGAGTGCTGCAATTGCAAGAAGCGCAACATGTTTGATTGTCTCCCAGTTACGCTTCCACCAGGCGCTGAGCTCGTCCCAGTTTGCGATGATCAGAACGGCTGCACCAATGAGCGCGGCTGCTATGAGACCACCAGCAAGACCGAGGCCTCCAAGGATACTGATGAAGGTCCCAATGCCGATCCCTGCGAACTTCAGCAGTGAAGCAAACAGAAGGATACCTCCACCGATTTTGGCGATCGCTCCGAAGAACAAAGCGAGAGCACCAACCCCTAAGAGGATCTTGGCCACTAGTTCCTTGGTGCCCTGATCCCATCCGTCGATCCAGTCCAGCACTCTCTTTCCCATCTTGACAAGGTCCATCAGGACAGGAATGAAGAGGTTTCTCAGGTCACGACGCAGTGAGTCCCACTTGTTCCGAAGTATCTCGATCTGAACCGCAGGAGTCTTGCGCATGATGTCCCAGGCACCCTTGAAGTAGCCCACGAGGTCTTTTCGCGTCAAGGCATCGATGTTCTTAGTCAGTGCCTTGAACTGAGGAACGGCTAGTCTGAAGAACCTGTTCGCCTGAATTGAGCCTGCACCGAACATGTCTTCGAATGCGTCAACCTGTTCCTGGGTAGTCATGTTCTTCATTGCCAGACCCATATCCGTAATGATGGCGCCAAGTTGCCGGAAGTTGCCAGTCGCCTCGTCAAAGACTTTTACACCAAGAACTCCCTGAACATCCTTATAGTGACGTGACAACTGGTCAAGTGCTCTCGAGACAGAGATAGTTGCCTGCGCCTGAGTTCTGCCTCGCTTAGTTAGGAAGTCAACGGCACCAGCCGTAGTCTGTAAGGTCTGGTCCATCGACTTTGCGGCAGAGACAACGTTACCCCAGGCAGAGATCAACTCTTCAAACGTACCAGTTGATTGCTGGACCTGTTTGAACAGGAGGTCAAGAATGTTCCGCGTGTCATCAGCTTCAAGACCAAAGGCGTTCATGATCTGAATGACGCCTCGCGTCACAGTACGAACGTCTGTACCACCTGCAGTCGCTGCCTTTGAGAAACTTGTCACCATGTCGATAGCGTCTTTGTAGTTGACCTCGACGCTCGAGAAGATGTCGAACAGACCCTCAGCCACCTCGTTCGAGGAGACTGCAACATCTCCCATTACGTCGTTGGCAGCCTCTTGGAACTTCCTCAGCTGTGTTTCACCAAGTCGTGCCTGAGTCTGTACAAGACTCATACTGCGCTCGAACTCGATGCCCAGACGAGCAGTGTCTCCTGCAGCATCGAAGATGGCCATGCCGAACCTCGTGAGCATGGTGCCTGCTTTTTGCAACGCAAGGCCAAGGGCGAAGACCTGATAGCCGGCAAAGCGACTCTGAGTCCCTACGGCTCCGACCGCGGTACCAACACCCTGAATGGCTTGAGAAGCCTGATCACGCGCTTGGATGATCAGAAGCCACTCTCTCATGCCCATAGGCATGTTACGAGGCCTCCTTACGACGCATAAGCAGCTGCCTTCTTCTTTGCCCTAGCAGCACTTTCTTCCCGCTCCATCCTCATCTTCTGGGCCATCTGTTGGGCCTCTGCAACTATCTGCAGTCGTCTGATCCAAAGCGGGTCCTGATCGAACAGTCCTCCGGGACCCGGTAACACATTCATCGTTAGACACATTCCTGTGACTTCGATGATAGTGGCTACGTCTTGGTCCTCGATCCGTTTTCCGTGTCCGAGGGCGAGCCAGACTTGGCGGGTAAAGGGGTCTCATCATCCGGCAGGTTCAGCTCAGTGATGTAGCTTTCGATCTCCAAGGCGATCTTTGGATCCAACTTGTTGATGTCATTACGGTCCATCAGATTGAGTTGGCGACCTTCGTCGTCTTCAAGGTTGTGCTCGAGGATCATGTGGGAGAACTCGTATATGCGAACCTCTTCCTGGGAGAGATTGAGCTGCATATCAATCGAGTCAGAGTCTCTCTTGAACGGTGCTGTGACACCCATCCCGAGGTTCCGACGAGCGAGCATCTCTCCATAGTTGAGCTTCCGGAGTACAACATATCCCTCCGGAAGCTCTTTGAGGTTGAACTTCTGACCCTGCCTACTTGCAGTTGCTTTCGGCATGCCCCTCTCCTTTCTGCATGCCTTCCAATATTACGTGATGCTGATTGCCGACTTGACGACCATCGTGTAGGCGTCAGTCACCAAGGCGATGCTGTGCATGTTGATCGACGCTCGGAGGATATCACCGAAGCCAGACAGCGACACGGGGTACGTGTCAACGACACAGTTGTTCAGCTTGATCGACACTTCATCGGACGATGCGTTGTTACTTGCTAGGATCTCCAAGACCTGAATGGTCTGGTTCTTGAAGACGTTGTAGTCAGTCGCGTTATCAAAGTCCATGTCGTATGTTGCAGTGACTTCTCGCTCGCCCCAAGTGATATAGGCAGCTCCACGCTGTCCGTTCAAACGGTTAGCAGCGGTCCCGTTGTCATTGATCGTGATGTTGAAGGTGTCAACGTCGGGCCGTGGCGTCGCATCTGGGAACTCAAGAATAACCTTCCCAGGTGCATACGGAGTCGTCGTAGGCCAGGTCGGAGTCAACGTGGACTGAACAGCCTCATCGGAACCAACAACAGAGAACGTACCGATGAGAACACCACCGTCGACGGTGAACACCTGCTGCACGACCGAGCACCCGACGTATCCGAACACAACCCCGCTTCGTTGGCAAGAGACCGACAGAGTCTTCCGAACCGTAGCACCTGCACCCGTAGATGTCTTCGCAACACCAACCGGAGCAAAAGTGTACGTAAACGGACCGGCACCTGTCTTGACGATCGACACACGGGATGCGTACATCCATCGTAGAAGCTGGTCCGCAGTGACCTCGAACTCTACGTCGCCTTCGACGTGCTTGTACCCCTGCAAGGCTCCTGTACGGTCAGCCGTCCCTCGGATGTTCAGTCGGTAGTACTTGTCCTCCATGAGCTCGAGGGTCTCACTCCGAAGAGGAATGAAGTCGGTTGGGGCGATGTAGGTGTTTTGGGTCGTCTCAAAGGCGACACCAACTACACCTTGACCAGCAACCTCAAGGGTCAACTTGTCTCACCCCCCTCCGCCACTTCGGCCGTAACAACGACCGGTGCTTCGTATTCCTCTGCAGGTTCAGGATAGACGTATCCCGGGAGCTTTGTGTTCAGTTCTGTCGTGGACTGACTACTTGCGATGACGGTCACACCGTGTGCACTCTTGAGGAACTCCACCTGCTTGTCGTCGAGTTCTGCGACAACGTGGCCCTTGTTCTTTAGCAGGCCCACAGGGGGCACCTCAAAGAATACATCGTCCATGGCGTCTGGTCTGTCTAGGCTCACTTTGTACTTGCCCACTAACCTTCACCCCCTTCTAGAAGCCCTCACGACTGAGGCCATCCCACGTGAGCCTGGTTGCACGTATCATCTCGCT